AAATAAAGAAACACCTAGTAATGAGAAACAGATTAAATAATAAGATAGCGAGATTAGAGAAGGAAAACTTTATTCAAGGTTCGATAATTATTTCACTACGGGGCAACTGGGATACTAATGAAGATAAATAAAACCTACGTTGTAATAGGGTTATCTATTATATGGACAGTATTTATAATTTATAAGGTGGTGGTATGAGTGAAATAGAAAAACTATTAAAAGAACTTAGTGTACATATAGAGAGACACGGCACTGGTTTGAATTATATGGAATGTCCTACGCAGGATAATAAGAGATTCCAAATATTAACCCCAGAAGGAAAAAGGAAACTTGATGGCGATACTCTTTTCGGTTATATCAAAACCAAGGAGCTTCAGGAAAATAACGAAACCCTCGCCAAAGAACTTGCAGATACAAAAATAGAATTAATAAGGGCGGGGAAGGAAAAGGCAATACTAAAAGGGGATATTATAGAGGTTTGTAGTATTTTAAAAGGATACTTGAACTTAAAAAAATACGATTTTGAAATGCTTAATAAAATGGCGAGCGGATTTCTTCAACAAAATAGAGATTATTACCTTGAAGAGTTAAGCGAAATTAAGTAATAAACCCCGTAATTGTGTTTAGAAAGAACACTTTAAGCGAAAATAAGGAATGAAATGATTAAAATAACAATGGGCGGATACCTAGATAAGAACGATAGGGTAATGACCCGCGCAGAATTGAATGAGGCTATTTCTGAAATGCAGGATGAGAATAAATACTTAAAAGAAAGAGTTAATATTTTCCAAAATTACTTTTTAAGAGATAGCGAAAATACTGGCGTGGTTCTTGATGAGCTAGAAAAGCTTGGAGAAGTAGGGGAATACGAATGAAACTATTAACAGCACTACATTTACTATTGTTAGGGGCGCTATTCGTTTTAACTTATTCCTGCGCTAAAGCAAAAACCCCGCTTGTATTCAAAAACAGCATAATAAAACAAAGATGTGCCGTATGCCACTATTGGGCAAGAACTGATGAGGGTATTTTAACAAGAGTAGTTTCGGGTGAACCAGAAAGATCGACACTATACCAATACATAATAGCTGACAAAATGCCTCCACTTAAGCCGTTCACTGATATAGAAAAGAAAGAAGTTTATGATTTTATAAAGGGGTTGAAATGATAGATAGAGAATTAGTAGCAGCGTTTCAGGATTGGCAAGTGAATATAATAGAAGACATCGATACGGATTATACATCTTTGGATCACGAAGAAAAGAAATGGCATTGGTGCGATGGTTATAATTATGCAAAAAAGAAACTTCAAAAGGAAAACCTTAAACTAAAAGAAGCAATGAAAGCAGAGCTTAAAAGATGTGGCGGTACTGTCCCTATATTGAGCGAGTGCTTGGAGGAATTGAAGTGAAGGTAGAAGAATGTTTTGATTGCTACAAGGCTTTACCATTTAATAATCAATGCCAGTGCGACACAGAGAAACTCCAAAAGGAAATCGACCTACTTAATAACACAATTGACCACCTGAAGAATACAAATGATAAATTGCTTAATTGCGTCAAGGAAGTAGCTAAGCCTAATAACGAAAGAACAGCAAAAGGACCTAGGATGGGTGACGCTTTAAAGTGCTTAAAAGAAATAGATAACAAACAACCCCCGTCATAAATACCAAAATAAATGTAATTAGACCTATAATTGACTAGCAGTCATTATTCTGACACTCTTTAAACTTACCAGCGGTAATGCTTAACTAACCAGCGGAAGGTTAAATGGAAGAAATAAAGATTCGGTCACAGAAGATCGAAATGGTGTCAATCGACACGCCAATACCCTACGATAAAAACATGAATCAACATACCGACGAGCAAATCGAAAGATTATGTAAACTTATTGAGTATCAAGGTTTTCGTAATCCCCTAGTTTTGCAACTTGGGACAAATAGAATCGCTACCGGTCATGGCAGGCTTATGGCAGCGAAGAAAATGAACATGACGCACGTTCCTGTTATTTACCAGGAGTTTGAATCTGAAGAGCAATTCTATGCTTATGTGGTTAGCGATAACGCAATACAAGAATGGGCTTCTTTGGATCTATCCCAGATTAATTTAGACATGCTGGACTTAGGCCCAGAGCTTGATATTGATATGCTCGGGTTAAAAGACTTTGTAATTGAGCCTATCGAAAAGTTCGAAGCAGGGTGCGACGAAGACGAGGTTCCAGAATTAAAAGAAGACCCGATTACTAAACGGGGTGATATTTGGTTACTAGGCAGTCATAGAATTATGTGTGGTGACTCCGTAATGATTGACGATTTCGAAAAATTGATGAATGGCGAGAAGGCGGATATGGTTTTTACAGATCCTCCTTATAATATTGATTATCAGGACATGGCAAAACAGTTTGATAAAATTAAAAATGACAAGATGAGCGACGAGGATTTCCTACAATTCTTAAAAGATTCTATTAACTGGGAAACTGACACTCTTTACGTTTGCTGTAGCTGGAAATATTCACACATATTTAAACAGGCCATGGAAGAAATGGGGAAGACTCCAAAGGCAATGATAGTCTGGAACAAGGTTAATCCCGCTCAGCATTTAGATAAATATTACAAAGCCCACGAGATAATTTGGTATTACGGAAAATTCGGTGGTCAAAAGACGTTGAGAAGCGATGTTTGGGAACTTAAAAGACAAAAAAATACTCTTCATCCCACGATGAAACCTATAGAAATAATGGAAATGGCCATGGAGGATCAGCCACAAGTAAAACTGGTCAACGATTCCTTCCTAGGGTCAGGCTCGACCTTAATAGCGTGTGAAAAAACCAACAGGAAATGTTATGGAATGGAACTAGACCCGATGTATATTGACGTCATAATACAAAGATATGTAAACTATACTGGCAATAGCAAACTAACACTAAATGGCGAACCTTATGAGTGGAAAACAAAGCAGTGAATACTACAAAGAATACTACCAGAAGAATAAAGAAAAAATATTGGGGCGGAATAAAGAATTATACCAAAAGAGAAGAAGTACAGAGGACGGCTTAAAGAAACATAGAGAAACATCCCTTAAGGCAACAAAGAAATATAGGGAAAAGAATAGGGATAAGGTTAGAGAGTATAGCAGGGCTAGGCATAAAAAGAGAAAAGTGGCGGCTTTGGAGATAATTGGAAAAGGTAGAGTGGTCTGTAGCTCTTGTGGCTGTAATGACGTCAATATCCTTGAGATAAATCACATTAACGGTGGCGGCTGCAAAGAACACAGAGAAGAAGGGAGAAGCTTGAAAGACAGTATTTTAAATGGAAGTAGAGAAGTTTACGATTTAAATGTTCTTTGTCGAGTATGCAATGCAGTTGACTTTATTGAGAGGAAATTCCCATATATGAAACATAATTTTGAGATTAAATACACCAACCGCGATGACGTAACACTCGAATCTAACGGACAGAAATATAACGAATTAAAGGCGGTACAAGATGCCAATGCCTAAAACAGAAATAGACTTCAATGCATTAGATGCGCTTCTTCAGTTTAAAGTTACGTGTGAGTTTTGCGCTGATTATCTGGACGTTTCACGCGATGCTATAATTAGGCGGATAAAAGAAGAAAAGGGAATGACCTTTAGAGATGAATCTCAGGGTTACAAATCAGGATTATAATCATGTAACTATCATGGACGAGGATTTGAATGCGTGTTTTAATTCAGGCAAGGAGGATACTATCCAAGAGGCCGCATGTATTGCCACAGCCAAAGCAATACAGGAATTAGGATAATGGATTACATTGATAGATGCCTAAACGCAGAAGACGAACTAAGAACCCTTAAGAAAGTTCTAGCAGATCAATCCGCCCTAGACGAGATACACAACATCGAAATAAAGAAACACCTAGTAATGAGAAACAGATTAAATAATAAGATAGCGAGATTAGAGAAGGAAAACTTTATTCAAGGTTCGATAATTATTTCACTACGGGGCAACTGGGATACTAATGAAGATAAATAAAACCTACGTTGTA